TCATAGGGGAATTAACCTGAGAGTAAGAAAGGTAAATAATTTGAGAATCCCAAAGCTTTCTTTCTTTGGCGCCTTGTCCTTTGTATTGTACCCATTGTTTTTTACCAGTATCAGTATCAATACCTGGCATTAAGGAGATAGGATCTAATTCTTTGAATCCAATAATCTCTGTTTGCTTATCATTGTAAACTATTTCAAATGCAAGAAACCCATCAACTAACCATTTTCTAAAATAATTCCAGGGAGATACTGAATCGTTAAAACCAAAGTAATTATAAATGTTATTGTAAATATCCCCAATTTCATCTTCAATGGATGATGCAATATGACCATGAAAGTCTGCATACGCCATATAATTACTTTCATCAAAAACAATTGCTTCATCGGTTATTACATCTAGGATATCTTCTATTTCATCTTGTACTGCATATTCTCTAAGTTGGTCTCTCTTTCTTTCATAATCTTTATCAAAGATAGAGATATTCTTTTTCATTGAAGTATCCGTTAATGATAATGCAGCAAATGCGCTATACATATCATCAGAATCAGAGCCCATAGGGTTAAATGTATAACCCATTTGATTTTCAGTAAAACCAACAGCACGAGAATTGCGTATGATCATATCATCATATGCCATACCTAAATTAGAAAGATCCTTAAGAATTTTTCTAACGGGATTACCAGTACTTAATGGTCCTCTTCTATCAGTAAAACCTGCCATATTATTATCTTTTATTGTTTATATATTCTTGTAATATAATGCTTGTGCCTCGTTAATGTTTCCTCCAAAAAATTTGTTTTGGTTATTAACAGCACCAATGTACCAATCTTCATAACCTAATACTTTAGGTTTTCTGATTCTATCTAATCTGTATTGTCTTATTGCATAAGTAAGATTGTATTTTCTTGCCAACGAAGACTTTAAATTATCATAAGTAAATTCTTTAAGACTACCTTGTGATTTAGGATTCCCAGTTGCACCTTTTAGCTGTTGAGCTATAACACTCTGAAAAGATCTAACTACATCGGTAAGAAATGGTATTCTTGCTTCATAGGGAATATAATGTAAATTTATCCCAAGCTGATGATTATCTATACTTTTACCTAGTCCTAAAACAATTGGGTTAGTATCATAGAAAAATTCGTCAGGCGTAAAATATTCAAAGCAATACATTTTCCCGTTTTCTAAAACACCAGTATCTTTTACACCTACTTTATATAAATCGTTTGCAGATGCTTTAGATGCTCCAGTACGACCTTTATTTTCTGCAAGGTAAATATCCAAATCTTCAGTAAATGATCCTACTATTGCCATTAGAATAACTTTGAATCTTCGGTTAATAGCATTACTTTAAAGTTTCTCAATTGAGCTGCTTTATTTAATGCTTCAGTCTTACAAAGGTTTTTAACATAAGTTTCATATCCGTATTGGAAATTCTTCATAGCCTTTGCAGTTTTTCTTTTTGGTGCCTTTGGTTTTTGTAGCTGGGCTTTTGGTTTAATTTCAACCACATACTCTTCAACGATACCATTCTTATTCATTTTAACATAAAAGTCTGGATAATAATTATGAAACTTTTTATCTAAGATATTAAAATACTTTATAGAAAAAGGTTCAGATATCCAATTTATAACATCTTCATTATGATCACACCAATGACAAAACTTTCTCTCCCAACTACTTCTATAGATAATAGGACCTGGTCCCATATACTTTTTAGGATGATGAGGTTTATAATATCCTTGTTTAAATCCTGACTTTGAAGTTGGTTTTACTTTCTTTATACTCATTAAGTTTAAATCGTATAGATACCGTCACTGTCTGCACTTCCATTAATTGATACAGTTCCAGCATATTTCTTTGGATGTAATTTATTCCACCCCTTTGCAAAGCCTCTCTTTGCTATTTCAGTAAAATATGCAAATGCATTAGTACTTTTCTCTGGATTAAAGTTTCTCCAGTACCTGTAAAGATCCATATAAGCATAAGCTATACAATCATCCCTATCGTCAGGATTTGCATATGATAATTTTCTTGAACATTTATCTGCTAATAGCATTAGGAATTCTAATGCCTTTGGTGTTAATTCATCTTGCTCTTTAGATTTTTTTATCTCTTCAAGCAGATCTCTATTATTTAGGTAATTTCTTTTTCTAGCCATCCCATGTGTTTTATTTATTATTATATACAAAAAAAGCCGATAGTTTATTATTGACTACCGGCTTTTAGATTATGGGTATGATTAGATCTTAACGTTAAGTTGACCTTTTGGGCAGATTGTTGTTTTACCTGTTTTGTAATCTATACATTCTAATGAATCGCTATCACCAAGAGAAGTATAGTCTTCAGCACTTACATAAACTTCTTGTCCTTTTCTAAGACCGTTTCCGCTTTTGTTTACCTCAGCCTCAACGAATCCATCGTCTAGGTATTCTTTACGACTTTTTTTTTCTGTTACTGATTCGTCCTTTTCATCCTCTTCCTCATAATCTTCACCTTTATGAGTTTTAGATTTATCACCTTTATTTCCACCTAATACAACTCTGTCATAAGTTTCTTGTAAAGATTTTTCAAATTTAGAAATTTCTTCTTCCAACAGATTCATTGCTTCAGTAAGTTCTTCAGTTTCACCAAGCTTGTTAATTGCTTCCTTAACTTTAGCTTTCTTTTCTTCTAAGAAAGAAATCTTATCAGAAATCTCAGATCTTTCTTTTTCTACTTTAGCAGCTTCATCATTTTCAGCAATAAGTCTTTCAGAAAGAATTGGGCTAGCATCGTAGTTAATAAATTCTTTTACTAACTTAACGGTTTCAGTTGCAGATTCTACTAATACCATTTCATTTAAGTGCATTGCAGAATTAACCTTATTTACATAGATACCTTCCTGTACTCCAATAAGTGTTAAGAAAAGATTTGTAAATTCAGTTGATGTAATGTTTGTAAAGTTATCCATTTCAGCAAGAAGATCAACAGATTCAAAGAACTTACATACATTATTAATTTTCCATTGATTTCTGTAACCAAAGAAGTTGTTAACCATTAATGCTTCTTTTACTTCAATGATACTTGAATTTGATAAATCAACATTACCAAGCTTAAGAGTACCTTCAGTTAAGTTGTATTCTAAAGTTTTACCGCTTTCACCGAAAGTAACTAAAGTACCGTTCATATTTTTAAACATTCCTAAACCTTCCAATACGTCAAAGAATCTAGCATCTTCAACTTTAGTTTCAGAAATTGTCTTTCCATCAAAAATGTAATTCTTACCGTGTAGGTGGAATGTTAATCCATTTTCAGATTCCAATACTGGTGAAAGAATAGTAGAAATAGCTCCACCGCCATTTTCAATTGCCTTATTATCTTCTGCCTTCATTTCATTTACAATGGCTTTACAATCTAAAGACCATGGGTTCTTAGCAGCAATAGCAGAGAATTTAGTCTTAATAGAATCAGAAGATTCAGTAAGAAGACCTTCTAAGTCATTAACAAGACCTTCATAAAGTTTACCTCTTTGGCCTTTTGTTCTTTCGATTGCTTCAGAAATTCTGAAAGACCATTTAGTATCTGTATAAGCCCCAGCAATATAAGATCTTAATTCTTTAATTGGGTTTAACCATTCAGAAGAAGCAAGGTCTCTGTGAAGTTGTTTTGCAATGCTAAACTTAAGCATAGGATTAACACTGTTTTCAATTTCTTCACTGATTACTTCTGTTTCCTCGTTTTTAAATCTCATTGGAAACGCCTTAAGAGATTCTTCTAAAATGTTAAGTGCATTTTTAGCAGAATAAGAAACTCTGGATTGATCAGAGTTCATTTCGTTTAAGGCATTAATGCTCTTCATAACATTTTCATGCAGTTCGGCAAGTGTAAAGTTCATTTTGTTATGATTTTTTTGTTTATTATTGTTTTCAGTAATTTGATTTCCTTTGAAGGCATTAATAGCACTCATTCCTAATTGTTGGGGAATTCCCATTCCAACTAGGATAGCTAATACTTGTGAGTCTGTCATTGGACCACTTTCAACAACCTTACCATTTCTACCATCAAGTTTAGTTTTACCACTCTGGGCAAACAAAACACCAACAATGTCAATTAACTGCTGGTTAGGTGTATTAAGGTAAGGTGCATCAGTATTTACTCCGGCCTGTTGCTCAATTGCACCATCCATGTAAACCTGAGTTTGTCCTTCTTTAATAACTTTTTCCATATTATAGAATTTGATTTGTTTTATATATTCTAAGATCTTAGAGTTAATTATCTACTGAACCTAATCCTGAATTATCTGAATTAATTCTAGCATTAGCATTTCTGTAGCTTTTACTTAATTCACTTTCTTTTTCTTTTTTAGAAGTATCTATTTCCCTAACATCATAAGGTCCACCGGTTTGTTTACTGTTAGGATCTGTATATGATAAATTGCTTTGTAACGATTGTTCAGGCGCCTTAATAATATTTTCATCGGTAAACACAAATTTCTGGAATACACCACCAAAGTAAATTCCTATATCCCCATCCGCCCCACATCTAAATTGTCCAACGCCATTTGCATCCGGGTTATTCTTTATTGCTTCTTTAGTTATAAAATCTATTTCAGGCAATAAAATACCATTTTCAAAAACAGGCATAAAAGATCTTAATTCCATATCAAAAGTAACCTGAAATTCTTTTTTGTCATTAAGTCCCCACTCAAATAACCTATCCTGTGAATAATCTTCTGGTACTGACATGCTTGCCTGGACTCTCATCATACCTAAATCACAACTAAAAAGAGTCCCTTTGTAAAGCTTGCTCATGACAGCTTCAGTAATTTTTAGCATTTCTAGGTTATTAGAACATATTAATGTTACGCCAAACCCCATAGTCACCGGTAAGAAATTAGTCTCCAGCGAAAATGTTTTTAAAACACCTTCCCACTCTCTTACAAATTCGGCTCTCGTGAATTTATTTGTTTGGGCCGATGAATCAATAGACATTGAATTCATCTGTAAGATACCTCTAGGTACTACTTCATAATCGCCTATGGCCTTACCAGAGGCTTCCGCATCAAACATAAAATTATCTAAAAGAAATCTTTCATTACCAGAGATAGAATAGAAGAAAGGTACATTAATCTTTTTAAGAGTAGTTTCATCTACCTGGTTATAGTAATAGACCTTTTCACTTAATTCTGCTAGCATTGATACTACTAAGTATCTTAATATAGTATTATCCTTGTTGTATTCCTGATTATAGGCACTCATCCACTGAATTTAATTTATAGTTTATTTATCCAATAGATTCAATGTTAAATTCGCTAAAACCTGCATCTTTAGTAATTTCTATCTTCTTATCAAAGTATTCACTTGGTAATACAGTATGGTTGATAACAAAGGTATTAAGGCCTATATCTTGAATTGTATTATGAAGTATGTTAATTATATGGTATACACCATCCGAGTCGATAGATGAGAAGATTTCATCCAAAAACAGAATATTAAGCGATGGGAACCTAACTTTAATCATTTTCATTAAAGCCATAATAATTACAAAGTCAACCTTTTTCTTTTCCCCTGTACTTAACGTCTTTGGACTAATTTCAGTTCCTAAATGATGGAGAGAGCAGTAAAACTTTTCATTAAATCGGATACCAAAAGGTATTCCCATTTCACGACCCATTAAAAGAATATGATTATTGAACGATGGTAGAATGGATCTTACCGCCAGGTTCTTAATACCATCCTCACCCATAATATTTTCCAAGATAGTAAGATAATAATCTTCTCCTTCACTTTTTAATTTTCCTTGATTCTTATCTTTTTTCTTATCGGTAAATTCTTTAACTAATTGCTTTAGATGGGAAGAAGACTCTGACTCATCTTTATCCGCCAATTCAATTAGTTTATCTTTAATACCTTCCATCTGTGTTTCTAACTGTCCGACTTTAACATGTATTTTTCTACCTTTACCTCTAAGATCAACTAAATCAGCTTCTGCCTTTTCAGCTTCTTCTTTAATTACATTCCATTCAGAAAAGAGAGTATCTAATTTTTCTTCCTTTTCTTTTTTAATATCTAAATGAAAATCAGAATTAAGAGGAGCGGTACATGTAGGGCATGTATTATTTTCGTAAAGCTTAAGCTCCTTCTTAACTGTATTAATCTTGTTATTAAGATTTGATTTTTGATTATTCTTTTTCCTAGATTCTGTATCTAAAGACTCCAACTTGGTTTTAGTGTCTTGTGTTATCTCTAGTAATTTTTTTCGTTGGCCGTTTAATGTTACAAGATTTTCTTTTAGAGACTTAATCTTTTCAGCATCTTTATCCTTACTTACCTTTTCATATTGTTCAATTTTTTCTAAGACAGAATCAATAGAATCATTAAGTGTTCGGATTTCATCTTCATATGTTCTAATTTCATCAATGATACTTCGGCGCTGTTCTTTTACAGCCTCAGCCATTTCATTAATAATGGAAAAACCAAATATCTTATCAATGATTCTTTTCTTATCATAAGGTGACATCGTAATAAATGACTTAAAGTCGTTAACGGATAAAATAATTACATTCTTAAATACATGATAAGGGATTTCATAGATCTCTGTTTCTAAGAAGTCCTGTAAATTACTCTTTCCTGCAACATCATATTCGGATCCATTTATCTTTACATTAAATATTCCTGGATTAATACCTCTTTCAATTTCAATCGTGTTATTTTTTGATTCCATCCAAATCTTACCCCAAAGAGCACCGTTAACTCTATTAGGTAGATCTTTTAGGTTAGCCCCTTCAACCTTACCGTAACATAAATAGGTTATAACTTTTGCTAATGTACTTTTACCTGCACCGTTACCGCCAAGTACTAAATAGAGATCACTTTTATCTTTATTAAATTCAATGACCTGTGTTCTATTTCCGTAACTGGCAAAGTTTTTAAATTCTACTCGGTTAATCTTCATGGTTCGGTGATAATGTTCGTTTATACAATTCTTGTACTGAATTTTTAAGTCTATATTTTAGATCTTCTTCATAATCTAAAGAATTAATATATTCAGCCGCAATGTTCATTAAGTTAATCTCTCCATTAAAGTCTGACATTTCCCCATCTTCTCTATCATAAGGATTTTCTTCATCATAAATTCTGGGCTCTAGTTTACGGGCCATACCATCAAGGTAATCCATAAACTTATTAATGTTATACTTTCCTAATATGTTTGAAGGAATAAACACATCAACAAAATTATCCTTTATTTCCTTCTTTATATCCTCCATTCTCATCTCTAAGATATCATTAATATAATACCTAATAAATACTGGACTCCTTTTATTCATAAAGAATTGGTGCTTTCCAGTATCTAAATCTAATAGGTATATACCTTTTTGATTACCTCGGTCGGATCTGGTCATTTGGTAAGGATTCCCAACGAGTACAAAATTTTGCTTATCTTGTCTGTAATGAATATGACCAGAGTAAACTCTTTTAAACCTTTTAAAGATACTTACTTCATTACCTCCTTCGTGTAAGTGTTTTGTACTAGGACTAGTCTGAACACCTCTCGTTTCAGTATGACAAAACATATAGTCAATTTTATCTTTAATTGAATCCAAGGTTTCTTTTTCATGTTTATGATCTCTTCTCCATGGCATCAATAGACATTTAGTGTCTCCGTACTCCAAAATCTTTGGCTCTTTTTGAACTGTTACGTTAGGAACATACTTAAGACAATCCACAGAAGCAATGTCATTGGAGTTCTTTCTCATAATATCATGATTACCTACAATAATATGAATATCTGGAAATACTTTTCCTAATTCCTCAAAAACTCTGATTGCTAAATCCTGGGCAGCAAGGTTTACGCTTTGCCTATTATCAAATACATCTCCTAAATGATAAAGAACATCACCTTCTTTATACTCTTTCTTTACTAAAGGTATGAAAAAGTTAAAAAAATAATCTTCAATGATATTAAGCCACAATACAGAATTTGATCTACACCCAAGATGAGAATCACTTACCATCCAAACTCTTGCCATGTTAAAATAATTTTCTGATTTTTCTCTTCTCTAGGATATTATACTTATCATCTAACTCTTTAATAAGTTCATCTTTAAATTTGTTAGAAAGAGAATTGTAAAATTTATTAGGAAATACATCGAAGTAATCTGATATAACACTAAATAAATCAACCCTAGTATAACCTTCCCCTAAATGCTCAATGACATATGAATATACTTTGTTTATTTGAACCTTATTTAATTTCTTTATGACTCCTTCTGGTGTTGCTTCATTTAAATGTTCATATTCACTCCCCTTTATTAGCTGGTCTATTTTCTTAATTAATAGTTCGTAATGCATCTTATCATCTGGATCCATATCATCCATATACGAAGAAGAGACTGTGAAACTAACTTTATTTTCTGTTATGTCTTGTTCACCATAGGTATTGTTAAATATTTTGTCTTTATCAGCTAATGTCTTTTTTGGTTCTGGAATAGGATTCCCATTCTCATCTAATTTTGGTTTTTTCTTTTTGCCCCACATATTTTTTATTTAATTTATGTCATCTGTTTCAGTTAATCTCATATGCTCATAATCAATATTGAACCTACATCGAGTTCCCTTACCTTGACCGTCTCTAATTTTAAGTACCTTTAACCAATACTCACGATTTGCGTGCATCATAGAATCTTGAATCAGTGCATACATGACATCAGCAGTATGTGCAAGACCTGCAGATTCTGCAATGTTTTCCATCCTTACTTCAGTTGCATCCCACGCGCCACGATTAATCTGCGTTGCTGAAATTACCAACATATCTCTCTTAACGGCAAGAGCCCGGAGATCTTCGGCAATTTGTTTAATTTTCATATAAGTATTTTCAGTATTAGGATTTCTATAATTTGCAAGAATATTAATGTAATCAACAACTAATACATTTACTTTATGATCCTGAGTTTCTTCTAAGTCTTTGAGATAAGCTTCAATATCAAGAACAGTACCCTGTGATGTTGGCATTTCTTTTACAAAAAGTTTACCTGGTGGTAATAACCCTCGTGATATCCTTTCAAGTTTACGTTTCATAAAATCTCTATTGCCGGTCTTTTCATCATACTGTGGCATAGGAATACCTAAAAGATTAGAACCAATTCTCTTAAGTACTTTTTGAGCAGACATCTCAGCTGAAATGAATACTACATTATGTCCCATTCTAACAAAATTGGCAGCATCGTTGGCTAACCAAATAGATTTACCAATATTCTGTTCACCGGCATATACAATAAGAGATTTAGTGTCATACCCGCCACCCGAAACATTATCTACAAACGTCCACCCAGTTTCGATCTTTTTTGAAGTTCTTTGTATGTGGTGCTCAGGATTAAAAAAGTCTAATCCAATATCAGTATCAAAGTTTAAAGACCCATCAGTAGAAATCATACCAATAGCACGAGTAACAACATCTTCTACATTTTCTGGAGAAACATCTTGTGTTTTTACATATTCAATGGTTTTAATTAATTGCTTATCAAAATGTTTCCACTTAACCCAAGCTTCACCCGTTCTTTTTAGCCAATCTTGATCATATTCATTAATATTAATATCATAAATACTTGATACAATATTTTCTGGAATTTCATTAGGATCATCTTTAATGAGAGCCTTCATCTGCTCTCTTGATGGGCTTTCACCAAAATCGGTATAAAACTTTTTAGATAATTTTGCTATATGATCTAAATCACTATTACTAAAAAATCCTGGGCCTGTACTCTTTAAGTAATGTGGCTTCTTTAGAAAATAGTTAAAGAATATTTTTTCGTGATCTGTGCTAGAATTCATCTTAATTTATTTTTATATA